TGCGGCGGAATGCCCGTCCTCATCTTTCTCCTCCGGTGCGTCCTTTCCGGCGGCGGCCTTTTCGATCTGGCGGAGGATCTCATCGTCGTACTCCGGCGTCGTCCCCTGCTTGATAAAGTCGATGACCTGCTCGCGTTCCTCGTCGGAGACGAAAGCGCCCTGCACACGAAGCGGCTTTCCGACGCCAAGCGGCGCATAGAGCATATCGCCCATGCCGATGAGCTTTTCCGCGCCCGGGTTATCGAGAATGATGCGCGATTCAAGCGCACTCGAAACGGCAAACGCGATGCGGCTCGGGATGTTGGCCTTCATAAGGCCGGTGATGACATCGGCGGACGGGCGCTGCGTGGCAATAATGAGGTGCATACCGGCAGCGCGGCCCATCTGGGCGATGCGGCAGATGCTCTCTTCCACCTCTTTGGCGGCGGTCATCATAAGGTCGGCCAGCTCGTCGATCACGATGACAACACTCGGTATCGTCGGCTCGCCGAGGCGGGTCTTGTAGGTATTGTAGCCCTTGAGATCGCGCACGCCGATCTCCGAGAATAGGCGGTAGCGCTTCATCATTTCCACGACTGCCCACTGCAGCGAGCCCGCCGCTTTTTTCGGGTCGGTCACGACCGGGATGTACAGATGCGGGATACCGTTATAGATGCCGAGCTCGACCATTTTCGGGTCGATCATGATAAGGCGCACCTCGTCCGGCGTCGCCTTATAGAGCAGCGAGAGAATGAGGCTGTTCATGCACACGCTCTTGCCGCTGCCGGTCGTACCGGCGATGAGCATATGCGGGAGCTTGGCAATGTTGCCGACAATACAGTTGCCCCCGATGTCCTTGCCGATGGCAAAGCTGAGCTTAGAAGCGGCGTTCTGGAACGCGGGCGAATCGATGATGTCACGCAGGTAAACGGTGCTGACAACTTTGTTCGGCACTTCCACGCCGACCGTGGAGATCTTATCGGGGATCGGGGCGATGCGCACGCTGACAACGCCGAGCGAGAGCGCCAGATCGCCCGCAAGGTTCGTGAGCTTGCTGAGCTTCACGCCGGCTTCGAGCTCAAGATCGTAGCGCGTGACCGTCGGCCCGCGAGTGATCTCGGTCACCGAGGCGCCGATGCCGAAGCTGTGGAGCGTCGTTTCCAGCCGCTCGCGGTTGAGCGACACCTCCTCCCTGCCGTCAGACGTGATCCCGTCTCCGGCTTTGAGGAGAGTTACCGGCGGATACTGGTATTCCGGCATCTGCTCCGTCTCCTCGATCGTCTGCGCGATCTCGTCCGCGGCGGCATCCACATCCTCGCGGCGGAGCTTTTCGGGCTTTACAAACGGCACGGGCTCTCGGACGGACTCAATGCCGATCTCGGCAGAACCGTCCTCCAGCGAAAGATCCTCCGCCGGAGCCGTTTCCTCGATAAAGGGTTCCTCCTCGGCCGTCACAGCGTTCTCGATGAACGGCTCTTCTTCGGCCGAAGCCGCGTTTTCGATGAACGGGTCTTCCTCGGCCGAACGGCGGTTCTTTGCGCGTTTTTCCTCGCCGCGGCGGATACAGTCCGCTACCGCTGCCATATCCGGCTGTCCCTGATAGAGGATGCCCTGCGGCATATCCGGGATCGGTTCTTCCGGCAGGGGGTCGTCCTCGATGGGGATGTCGATCGCCGCTTTCTTCCGGCGGCGGGAGAAGATGCCGCCGGAGCTTCCCTCCTGCGGCTGTGCCGAAGCATTCGCCGGTTCCGGCACGGCAAAGATCTCCGGAACGGGAAGCTCCTGTGCGCACTCGCGCGGTGCACTGCGTTCCTTTTTCGCACGGGGCTTTTCCGGAACGGGCTCCGGCATCGGTTCATACTCCGCACGCGGGCGATTCTTCATATCCTCCACTCTCTCACGGAGAGAGACCTTTCCCGCAACACAGATAACGCTGAAGAGCGCAATGATGAACACCGGCAGCGCGCCGTATACGCTCACGGCCCGCTCAAGGAAGATGGACAGCAGTCCCGAAACGACGCCGCCGGTCTCCAGATTTATGCCGCCGTAGTACAGGCTGCGGATGGAAAGCCAGTCAAACCCGTAATCGGTCTTGCATACGAGCAGATGGACCGCCGCGCCAAAGAGCAGCGGGATGAAGGAAAGCGCCACAATCCGCCCGGCTACAGGGCGTCCGCGGTGGAAGCCGAGAATGGCCGCCGCCCAGAGGAAGCACAGCGGCACGACAAGAAAGCCCCAGCCGAAGAGACCCTTGAAAACATACAGGCACAGCCAGTCGATCAGCCAGTAATCCCTTACGAAATAGCCGATCAGAGTAAAGAGGCCAAGGGCCAGACACACGACCGAACCGACCTCGCGGCGGATCGGCTTTCTGGCTTTTTTCTTCGCGGACGTATTCTTTTTTGTTCCGGACGCGGATCTTGATTGTGATTGCGCCATATTGTTCTCCTCAGAAAAGCGAGGCAATAAGCGTGACTACGCCGACGCCCCACATGTAATAAGCGAAATTGCCGAACTTGCCCTTCTTGAGCAGCCGCTGCAGAAGGATGATGCTGAAATAGCCGACGACGATCGAAACGATCATGCCGATCAGATACGCAGGGAAATTGGACCACTCCACGCCCGCCTTGAGCGCCTTGAAGAGCGAAAGGAGATTCGCACCGAGCACGGCGGGAATGCTCATGAGCAGAGAGTATTTCATTGCGAACGGACGGGACTGCCCGGTGGCGATGCCGGCGGTGATGGTGCTGCCGGAGCGGGAAATGCCGGGGATGGTGGCGACAGCCTGCGCACAGCCGATCAGCAGCGCATCGCGGATGCGCATCGAGCGCTCGTTGCCGCGGCCCGGAACAATGCGGTCGGAAACATAGAGCAAACAGCCGTTGAGCAGGAACGCCGCGCCGATGAAGCCGGTCTTATAATAGAGCTGCTCCAGAGAATCATGGAATGGGAGAATGATAAAAAGCGGCAGCGTACCGAAAAAGAGCATCAGCAGCATCCGCGCGCCGGGGTGCTCCGTGCGCTGCTCCGGGAAGGCATCGTGTGACGAGCGGACAAGGCCGACGGTGTCGGATACAATGTAGACAATATCCTTCCAGTAAACGATCATAATGGAGATCAGTGTGCCGAAATGCAGCAGCACGTCGAAGAACATATGCCCCTCTTCCGCAGTCTGTAAGTTGAAAACATTCTGGAGCACCGCGAGATGGCCGGAGCTGGAGATGGGCAGAAATTCTGCCACGCCCTGAACGAAGCCGAGAAATATCGCGTTAAGGATCGACAAAAGATTCTCCTCCTTTTGCGTGGATTGGTTTCACGGTTCTGCCGCCGAACGGCAGCAGCAGAGAGTAGAGTATGATAGAAAAGTATATTCTTTAACAATTAATTTTACCACGATTTTCCCCTGTTTACAAGTGGGAACGATTTTTTTGAAAAAAGTGCTTTACAAATCCGAAATATGTGTTATAATCACATTCGCGCTGTGGGGGCGTAGCTCAGCTGGGAGAGCGTTCGGTTCGCATCCGAGAGGTCGAGAGTTCGAATCTCTTCGTCTCCACCATAAGTCCACCGTAATTTTGATGAAAATTACGGTGGACTTTTCTTGTTTGAGAGTCTGCATTATGGTACTATGATTTCGACAAACTTGAATTTGTAGGTGTGATCGATGAGAATTGTAGAAGTTACAGAAAACAAAAAACAATATCTTGATTTGCTCCTGTTGGCGGATGAGCAGGAAGATATGGTTGACCGTTATCTCTATAAAGGTAAAATGTATGTTCTTGATGATGACGGAGTGAAATGCGAGTGTGTCGTAACGGACGAAGGGAATGGAATACTTGAAATTAAGAATATCGCTACAGTTCCCCCATTTCAGCGAAAAGGCTATGCCAAAGCGCTGATTGAATTTCTTGTTGAAAAATACCGCAGACAATTTTCGATACTGCAAGTGGGAACCGGCGACAGCCCGTTGACGATACCCTTTTATGAAAAATGTGGCTTTGTACGCTCGCATACCGTGCCAAATTTCTTTACGGATCATTATGATCACCCGATATATGAGTGTGGTGTACACCTTGTAGATATGGTGTATATGCAAAGACCTCTATAAAACCAATTCTGGTTTGTCGAGCTACAAGTAAATCATTTATACTCAACCACCAGGGAGAAATCCCCGGTGGTATTTTTATGCCCGGAAGGAGGTGCTTTTCATGATCCCGGCACTCTATCCGCCCAACGCTGCGGACTTTTCCTCATTCGGCCTCGGTGTGCTGATGGACACCATTTCCTGCGAAGTCACCGAGGAGCGAAACGGCGTGTTTGAGTGCCTGCTCAGATACCCGATCAGCGGTCAGCACTATGGGCTTATTACCAAGGAGTGCATCGTCAAGGCAAAGCCCAACGACACCGCCGCTGACCAGGCATTCCGCATCTACCGCATCACGAAGCCGCTGAACGGCATCGTTACCATCTATGGGCAGCACATTTCCTATGACCTTGCCAATGTTCCTGTGCTGCCGTTTTCCACGGAGAGCCGCTCTCCGCAGCTCATTCTCTCGCAGCTCCTTGCCGGGGATACACGCTTCACGGGCTGGACGGACTATTCGGACGCAAAGGCATTCTCCGTCAAGCAGCCGAAAAGCGTCCGAGCCTGTCTCGGCGGCACGGAAGGCTCTATGCTCTCTCAATGGCACGGCGAATTTGAGTGGGACAACTTTACGGTGAAGTTCCATTCGCACCGTGGACAGAAAACAGGCGTGGTCATCGAATACGGCAAGAACCTCACCGCCCTGGAGCAGGACGAGGACAACAGCGGCGTGTACACGGCTCTGCTTCCGTATGCGGTGTATACCCCGGAAGGCGCAGAGAATGAGACTGTGGTCACGCTGCCGGAGATCACGCTCCCCATTGTGACTTCGGAGATCGTCCGGGCAAAAACGCTTATTCTGGACTTTTCTGACCAGTTTGACGGAGTTGTGACCGAGGAATCCCTCAGAGCCAAAGCCAACAGCTACATCAAGGCCAATCCGCTGGGAGCGACTATCCCTACGGTGATGGTGTCCTTCGAGCCGCTCTGGAAACAGCCGGAATACTCGGCGCTTCTGGAGCGGGTCAACCTCTGTGATACCGTCGCCATTCGACACCCGCTATTGGGTGTCAGTGTGTCCGCTATGGTCATTGAAACGGTGTACGACACCCTCGCCGAGCGGTACAAGAGCATCTCCCTTGGTCAGGGCAAGTCCAGCATGATCACCACCATCTCTGAGGTGCAGTCCTCGGTGGATAAGGTGGAATCCACGGTGGGGCGCTTTCCGAAGCTGCTCCAAACCGCCATCGGTAAAGCCACCGGGCTTATCACCGGTCAGAGCGGCGGCTATGTGGTCATCCACACCAGCGAGGCAAACGGACAGCCCTATGAGCTGCTCATTCTGGACGCTCCCTCCATTGACGAAGCCGTGAATGTCTGGCGGTGGAATGTGGGCGGCTTGGGATTTTCCCGTAACGGCTACAACGGCCCCTACGAAACCGCCATCACGGCGGACGGTCAGATCGTCGCAGACTTCATCACCTCCGGTTCTCTGGTGGCGAACATCATCAAGGCCGGTGTCATCCAGTCGCAGGACGGCTCGTCCTGGTGGGACTTGGAGAGCGGCGAAGTCGTGCTTCGCGCCTACGCCACCAGCAAGGAGGTCACCGAGGTCAGCGACCGCATCACCACCATTGAGGAGCAGAAAATGCTCCGGCTGGTCATTATCTCGTCCAACGGGAACATCTTCAAAAACGGCAATGTGAAAACGCTGCTTTCCGCCAAGGTGTACTCCTGGGACGAGGACATCACCGACACGCTGGATGCCAACCAGTTTATCTGGACGAGGGTGTCGGAGGACACAGAAGCGGACAAGGTCTGGAATGAACAGCATTTCGGCGGTGCAAAGTCTGTGGCCATTACCGGTGCGGATGTCAAAGTCCGCGCCACTTTTTATTGTGACCTCATTGACACCACGACCAGGCAGAGCCTGTTATAACGGAGGAATTCACTATGGCAACTGCAGAACCATCTCAAGATACCGGCGTACAGCCGGATAACCCTACAACTTCAAAGGAGGCTTCTCACATGAGCAAAGCACAAGGCCAGTTTACCATCATCGACTACAATGACGCACTGACGCTGACGGGGTACATCGGCTCGAACCTCGCCAAGACCCAGATGTATAACCCCGACAACGGCAGTTATACCCCGGACTGGAAAACGAAGAACCTCGTTCTGACGCCCAGTTTGTATGTTATCGGCACCACCGCCGACCAGATCACCACAGCCAATGTCACCTCGGTCAAGTGGTATGTGGGCGACAGCAACACCGCCATCACCGCAGGCACGAACTACGCTCTCAGCGGTGCCAAGAGCCACATCCTCACGGTCAAGGCCAATGTCATGGCGGAGCTGCCCGGCATCGACTACCGCTGCGTCATCACCTACAAGGACGAAAGCACCGGTCTGTCGCTGACTCATCCGCTGACCATTTCCTTCTCCCGTGTGGTCAACGGCTCCGGCATCGTTGACCTGCTGGTCACCACGCCCAACGGAAATGTGTTCAAGAACGAGGAGGTCGCCAGTCTGACCGCCAAGGCCGAACTGTGGCGTGGATCTACGGTGGACACCACCAAGGTCAGCTACAAGTGGGCGGTCATGGACGCATCTGTCACTGCTACCTCTTCCACCGGCTATGATGCGGACTTCGGTATCGGCTGGCGCAAGCTCTCGGATACCGCCGACAAATACACCGGCACGGCCACCAATACGCTCACGGTCTACGCCGCAGCGGTGGACAGCTACGCTGTGTTCAAGTGCTGTGCCCAGGACACGGATTCCGCATCCGCTTCTTATAACACGAAGTTTTTCGACGTGGCGACCTTCATCGACAACTCTGACCCGCTGCAGATTATCGTCACCTCCACGGGCGGCGATGTGTTCAAGAACGGCCAGGGCACGACTGTGCTGACCGCCGTCTGCTATCAGGCGGGCTCCGAGGTCGACGCAGCCGGAAACGGCAGTTACACCTGGACAAAGTACAACAAGGATGGCGCAATCGACACCTCTTGGGGAACCAACGGCAGCAAGACCGGTAAGACCCTGTCGGTGTCCAGCGCCGATGTGGATACCAAGGCAACCTTTATGGTCGTTGTGGCGCTTTAAGGAGGTGGTGAGATGATCGCATCGGCTCAGTTCACGATTATCAGTCTCTGCGATGTGGTCACCTCGGACACGCCGCCGGAGAACCCCTATGAGGGGCAGCTCTGGGTGGACACCTCCGTGACCCCGCCGGAGACGAAAATATGGGACGGAAATGAATGGGTGGTGCAGAACGACATTGAAACGATCCGCACCACCATTTCCATTCTGACCGAGAAGGACGCACAGTTTCAGCAGACCATCGACGGGCTGAATAGTTATGTGGCGACCCTCACCGAAACGGTGGAAACAGTGTCCAACAACCAGGGTGTTCTGGAGGAACGGGTACTGAATTCCGAAAGCCGTGTTTCGGAGCTGGAACACACGGTGGATGGACTGTCCGTCACCATGCAGGAGCAGTACATAGGCGGCATCAACTATGTGCAGAACTCTTCCGGGCTGAACGGCATCACGGATGATTGGAGCTACTCCGGCACCGTGAAAACGGATGCCTCCACAGACACGCAGAACAATACCGTTTCCGACTCCTGCTTTGTGCTGGGGGCTTACTCCTCGTTGTCGCAGTACATTCGAGGGGTAGTCCCCGGCACTTACACGATCTCAGTCCGGGCAAAGAAAACCTCGGCCATGTCCGGGTATTTCTATGTGACCTACAACGGAAACAAAACTGCGTATCTCTTCAATAAGAGCACCTCTTTTGACTGGACGGATTACTCCGTAACGCTCACGGATGTGACCGACCCTACGCTGCGAATCTACTGCTACTGTCGGGATGCGTCCATCTACCTCGCCGACATCATGATCTCCGAAGGGGCGATCCCCCGAAAGTGGACGCCCGCTCCCAACGAGATCTACACGCAGGAGGTCAAGATCGACAAGCGGGGCATCGAGGTATCCAACAGCGCATCGTCTCAGCGGACGGTCATCACAAACACGGAGTTCGCCGGTTACTACAACGACGAGGTGATCTTCACCCTGAACAAGGACGAAACGCAGACTAAGAAAACCACGGTGGACGGCGAGCTGACCGTGGGCAAAACGAAGTTTGTCCCGATGCCGACGGCGTCTGAAGGTCTGAACATCGTCATTCTGGATTAAGGAGGGAAAGCTATGGCAACTTGGAAAAGCGCGGCATACGATGGGCGCTATCTTCAACTGGACATTTCAGAAAGCGTGAATGTGGTCGGTAACAGCTCGACACTTTCCTGGACGCTGACCTCTACCGGTGGCGCATCCACTTACTACACCATTGACACGACCACTGTAACGATCAATGGTACGACCGTATACTCAAAGGGCCGTACCTATTGGGATGACCGTGTTTTCCCGGCAAAGAAAGGTTCTGTCAGCGGCACGATTACTGTGGCTCACAACAGCAACGGCAGCAAAACGATTGCGGTCGGATTCTCGACCCGTGTTTATATCTACGGTTCACAGGAATACGGCGGCAGCATGACGCTGACTACCATTGACCGCTCTGCTCCCACAGTTACATTCAGTACATCGAATGTCACGGCAAACGGGTTCAAAATCTCCGCGACATCCTCTGCCACGGCGGACATTTGGCAGTACAGCACAAACGGCGGTTCGAGCTGGACGCAGTTCTCAACGACGGCATCCACCAGTGCCAGTGTGACGATCACCTCGCTCTCACCGAATACAAGCTACACGGTGAGGGTCAGAGCAAGGCGGCAGTACAACCATGTCTACGGCACTTCCGGCAGTTCCACGGTCAAGACGCTGGGCGGTGCTGTGGTGAATAGTGTCAACACGGTGACGGCGGACAATGCCACGGTTTCCATTACCATCAATGTGACCGTGTACGAAGCCTCCTACACCAATACGCTGGTGCTCAAAAACGGCAGCACGACCATCCTGACTATCTCCGGGCTTTCCTGGTCGAAGGGCACGGCGAACCGCACGGTCACGCTGACATCGGCGCAGAGAACAACGCTGTTGAACGCTATGGCATCCATCAAGTCGTTCACAGGTACCTTTGCGGTTTCGTCTTACAGCGGGTCTACGCAGATCGGCGGCACCTCAAGCAAGACCGCCACGGTACTGACCACGGCAACCAATTCTGCTCCAACCATAAGCGGATTCACTTATGCCGACAGCTACACGACCACGAAAAACCTCACAGGCAACGACCAGCTGTTCGTTCAGAACTACTCAATCCTCAAGGTCACCCCCGGAACGGCAACTGCGAAGAACGGAGCGTCCATTTCCAACTACACAGCTTCCTGCAACGGTTTATCCGCATCCAATTCAACTGGGTCTGCTATCACAGTCGGAAAGATCGCCAAGTCCGGCAGTGTGACGGTCACGCTCTCGGTCACGGACTCCCGCGGCTACACCGCCGAAACTTCACGGACGGTAACAGTCATTCCGTACACCAAGCCGAAGATATCCTCGGTGACGCTCCGACGAACCAACGACATTGAAGCGGAAATGCAGCTCAAATTCAGTGGCTCTATTTCTGCTGTGACCGTAGACGGGACGCAGAAAAACAGCGTGGTTTATGTGCGGTATCGGTACAAGAAAACCAGTGAGAGCAGTTACGGCAGCTACACCAGCATCTATTCCGGCACGACAAAAAGCGGAACCTCTTTCAGCTACTCCAATTTGGAACTGTGCAATCTGGATGCCAACAGTTCCTACGACCTTCATCTACAGATCCAAGACAAACTCTATTCTTTGAGCAGTCTGGATCTGTATTTTACTGTCCCGCAGGGCACGCCGCTCATTGCGCTTCGGAAAAAGAAGGTCGGCATCAACACGCCGGAGCCACAAGCCACACTGGATGTTGCCGGGGATATGCGTGTTGATGGCTCACCCCTCGCAGATTTTGTCATTCAGCAAGGGACAAGCGGCATCTGGAATTACCGTAAATGGAAAAGCGGTACAGCGGAATGTTGGGGTCAGTATTCCTTTACGACCGCCATTTCGACGGCATGGGGCGTGCTCTATGAGAGCGGCGCAATTGCGCTCCCTAATTTTCCGTTTACCTTCGCGGAAATTCCTCATGTCCATATCTCCACGGAGAACAGCAATTACGCCATGTTTGTGGAGCGAGGCAGTTCGAGTAGCTGGTCTACAACGACCAACCCCGGAAAGATATTTGCCGTAAGACCAAATACGGTACCATCGGCAACCTACAAAGTATCAATCTATGCTATCGGAAAAGTGTGACGCTCCGGCGTCACTTTTTTCGTACCCATTTTTAATTTCAAAGGAGGACAAACAACATGAAAGAATTCTGGACGACCATTCAGGTGGTATTTGCCGGTATCGGCGGCTGGCTCGGATGGTTCTTGGGAGGATGTGACGGCTTGCTTTATGCGCTTCTGGCCTTCGTAGTCATCGACTATGTGACCGGCATCATGTGCGCCGTGGTGGACAAGAAGCTGTCCAGCGAAGTCGGATTCAAGGGCATTTTCAAAAAGGTGCTCATCTTCGCTCTGGTTGGCATCGGGCATATTCTCGATACCCGCGTCATCGGCAGCGGCTCGGTGATGCGTACCGCCGTCATTTTCTTCTACCTGTCGAACGAGGGCGTATCCCTGTTGGAGAACGCCGCATACTTGGGACTGCCCATCCCGCAGAAGCTGAAATCCGTGCTGGAGCAGCTTCATGACCGTGCAGAGAAGGAGGACGAATAATCATGGCTTACACGAACAGTTCCTTGGTATCCTACACCAAACTCAGCCCGAACCACTCCGGACAGCGCACCCACAGCATTGACCGCATTACGCCTCACTGCGTGGTGGGTCAGTGCAGCGTGGAAACGCTGGGCAATATCTTTTCGCCCACTTCCAAGCAGGCAAGCAGCAACTATGGCATCGGCGTGGACGGTCGGGTCGGGATGTATGTGGAAGAGAAAAACCGCTCCTGGTGCTCCTCCTCCGCAGCCAACGACCAGAGAGCCGTCACCATTGAGTGCGCCAGCGACAACACCGAGCCGTATGCGTTCAAGGATGTGGTGTACCAGCGGCTCATCGAGCTTTGCACCGACATCTGCAAGCGCAATGGCAAGACGAAGCTGCTCTGGCTGGGGGATAAGGCCAAGACGCTGAACTACACTCCGAAGTCTGACGAGATGGTGCTGACCGTCCACAGATGGTTTGCGAACAAGAGCTGCCCCGGCAACTGGATGTATGCCCGCATGGGCGATCTGGCATCCAAGGTCACGGCAGCTCTCGGCGGTGATGTGAAGCCTGCCAACCCAGTCAAGCCCACACCTGCGGGTATCAAGGTCGGTGACCTCGTGACCATCACGGGCAGCACCTACTATGGCGGCAAATCCATTCCCGGTTGGGTGAAAAAGCTCCGCTGGTATGTGGTCGAGGTCAGCGGCGACCGTGCGGTCATCAACAAGGACGAGTTCGGTAAGTACGCCATCATGTCGCCGGTCAAGACCTCTGCGCTCGCCGTGGCAGGCACTAAACCCTCCGAGGATTACCGCATCCACACCGTGGTGCATGGTGACACCCTCTGGGCAATCGCCAAGAAGTATCTCGGCAACGGTAGCCGCTATAAGGAAATCGTCAGCCTGAATGGGCTGAAAAGCAATGTCATCTACAGCGGCATGAAGCTGAAGATTCCGAACAAGTAAACCGATCCTATCACACGCCCTCTGCGGATTTTTCCGTGGAGGGCGTTATTTTTTTGCCCATTTTACCCTGACAAAAGTGCCTTTTCTCTGGGTATAGCGAGAAACGCTATTTCTCAGGAATGAGGTATCAATCACTATGACAGACACGGAACGCTCACGAATTGTGGATCTCCAACACCAGGGCTACGGGTATAAGAAAATATCCGCTATAACAGGGCTACCGCTAAACACTGTAAAGTCCTTTTGCGCCAGGCATCCTGTGCAGATCAAAGAGCTACCGAGCTCAAATGCCCTGTGTCGAAACTGCCTGGCTCCGCTTGAGCAGACACCGCATAAACGGAAAAGGATGTTCTGCTCCGATGCTTGCCGAATGGCGTGGTGGAACGCGCACCCTGAAAGTGTGCAGCGAAAAGCGTACTACACACTCACTTGCCGGCATTGCGGGAAGCAGTTTGAAAGCTATGGCAACAGCCATCGGGTGTTCTGCTCCCGTGACTGCTATTTGAAATTCCGCAGGAAGGAGACCGACCATGAGTGATTACGATAAGCGTCTGTTTGCCTACCAGATGGCGATGGCACTCGCCCGGAGTATGCGTTCCAAGGGGCTGATATCAGCCAAAGAGTACGCTAAGATCGATACAATTATAGCCAATAAATACGGTATATCTTCGTGTAGTATATTCCGCTGAAATCACTGGATAAATCGTGTTTTTAGAGGTAATATGTCTCACACCAAGGGAGGTGAATCAAATGGAAAGAGTTGTAGAAAGGGTCGATGCCCTAATTCCCGCACAGCCGAGAGCTTTGCGTGTTTGCGCTTATGCCCGTGTTTCCACAGGAAAGGATGCTATGCTGCATTCACTGTCCGCGCAAGTCAGTTATTACAGTAAAATGATTCAGAGCCATAACGGGTGGATGTACTGCGGCGTTTACAGCGATGAGGCTGTGACCGGCACAAAAAGAGAACGAGCCGGGTTTCAGCACATGATTGAGGAGTGCCGCCAAGGGAACATCGATCTTGTTATTACGAAGAGCATATCCCGTTTCGCCAGAAATACGGTGACGCTTCTTCAGACTGTCCGAGAGCTGAAAAGCCTGGGCGTAGATGTGTTCTTTGAAGAGCAGCACATCCACACCATGAGTGCGGACGGTGAGCTGATGATGACCATCCTGGCGTCCTACGCACAGGAAGAGAGTCTGTCAGCCAGTGAAAATCAGAAATGGCGTGTCCGAAAAGCCTTTGAAAACGGAGAAATCATCAACCTCCGCTTTTTGTTCGGCTATGACATCACGCCGGACGGCATAAGGGTGAATGAGGTGGACGCTGCCATCGTCCGAGAAATATTTGCACGGTTCAACGGTGGCGAGAGCATGAGTTCCATCTGTCGTGACCTTGATGCCAGAGGACATAAAGGCGTTCTCGGCGGCACATGGTGTGCGGAGCGGATGCGGAATACCTTATCCAATGAAAAGTACCTCGGCAATGCGCTCCTGCAAAAGCGATACCGCAACAACCACATTGAAAAGAAGCTGTTGCCGAACCGCGGAGAGCTTCCGATGTACTATGCCGAGGGAACGCATGAGCCAATCATCGACCAGGCAACATTTGATAAGGCACAGGAGCGGCTCAGAATGCTGGCGCAGCAGGCTGCCAACCGCAAGAAACCGACTCGTTCAGTTTTTTCGGGGCTGATTCACTGCGGACTATGCGGCAATACCTATAAGCGCGTAACTTACCGCAAAAAACACTACTGGAATTGCACTACATTCCAGACAAAAGGAAAATCCGAATGTGCCGCTAAGCGGATTCCAGAAGAAACGCTCGAAGTCCTCACCTGCGAGGTGTTGGGCGCAGTAAGCTTTGACCCCGATATGGTCAGAAGCAAAATAACGGCAATCAGAGCAGAGAAAAACAATGTGGTCGTGTACTGCATGGACGACGGTTCTGAAATCGTTAAACGATGGAAAGACCGCTCCAGAGCAGAAAGCTGGACGCCTGAAATGAAAGAAAGGGCACGGCAGCGGGCATTACAGGCAAGGAGGAAAAAGGAATGAACAGAACAGCAACACGGTCGGTCACAGTCATTCCGCCGACCATCAATCCGCTGACGCACCTTTCCAGGGTGGCTGTACAAAAACGGCGGGTCGCAGGATACGCAAGAGTGTCCACAGACAGCGATGAGCAGTTCACCAGCTACGAGGCACAGGTGGATTACTACACGCAATACATCAAACGCAATCCCGAATGGGAGTTTGTTAAGGTTTACACCGACGAGGGCATTTCCGGCACGAATACCAAGCATCGCATCGGCTTTAATGAAATGATCGCCGACGCCATGTCCGGTAAAATCGACCTCATCGTCACAAAGTCGGTTAGCCGCTTCGCCCGAAATACGGTCGACAGCCTGGTTACCATCCGCAAGCTGAAAGAAAAAGGCGTAGAAGTCTACTTTGAAAAGGAGAACATTTACACCTTTGACGGCAAGGGCGAACTGCTGCTCACCATCATGTCGAGCTTGGCACAGGAAGAAAGCCGCTCCATATCCGAGAATGTTACCTGGGGACAGAGAAAACGGTTTGCCGATGGAAAGGTCAACCTCCCATACAAGCAGTTCCTCGGCTATCGCAAAGGAGCGGACGGTTTTCCAGAAGTCGTTCCGGAGGAGGCAATCGTTGTCCACCGGATTTATACTCGATTCATGGAGGGGTTGACGCCGGGGGCCATTGCAAAGGAACTGACAGCAGATGGGATTCCGACTCCATCGAGAAAACAACGCTGGCAGACCAGTACAGTGGAAAGCATCCTTCAAAACGAAAAATACAAGGGCGCTGCACTCCTTCAGAAATGCTTCACGGTCGATTTCCTCACAAAAAAGAGGAAGGTCAATGAGGGCGAGGTGCCGCAGTATTATGTGGAACACAGCCATGAGCCGATCATTACGCCGGAAGAGTTCGACAAAGTTCAGACGGAGCTTGCGCGGCGCAAGCAGATCAGCCGCCAGTACAGCGGAAAGAGCATTTTTTCTTCCCGGATCGTCTGCGGGGACTGCGGCTCCTACTTTGGCTCGAAAGTCTGGAATTCGACCTCAAAATACCGCAGGGTCATCTGGCAATGCAACGGCAAATTCAAGGGTGAGCACAAATGCAAAACGCCGCATCTGAACGAGGAAACCATTAAAGCGCGGTTCGTGACCGCCCTTAACGCTATCATCGAAAGCAAAGACAACATCCTTGAGGATTGCCGATTGATGCAAGCCACCCTGACAGACTGTACAGGCATTGATACAGAAATCGAGACCCTGCTTGAGGAGATCGAGGTTGTAACCGAACTCACAAAACGCTGCATTGCAGAGAATTCGCAAACGGCGCAGAACCAGGAGGAGTACACCGCCCGGTACAATGGGTTTGTGGAGCGGTACGAAAATGCCAAGGCACAGCTTGAGCAACTCCGCACCACAAAGGCTGAACGGGAAGCCCAGGCAGAAGCCATCGGAGCATTTATGTTCGAGGTGCAGGAGCTGGACACCATCAACGAGTTTGACGAAAAACTCTGGCTGACCATTATCGACACGGCAACTGTCCACACAGACGGACGGATGACATTCAGGTTCCAGGGCGGCACAGAAATCGAGACGTGAGTCCCAACAAAAATGAAAAGACCGCAGGTTTCAACGCCTGCGGTTTATTACTGTCCCCACGGGTAGAGTAATGCACCCCCTAAAGCCGTGGTTGCACCCCCTAAAATCAAAAATGCACCCCCCTCTAAATCGAAGTTGCACCCCCTTGACGGGTTTCTATCATAATTACGGTTCTTTGCCAAATAAGTTGCCTGATTTGTCTACCAGATAGATCAGGCAATTTTCTTGCTTTTAGGGCAAAAACAGCCCAAAATACTGTAAAACCAGAGAAAACCGGCTTCGGAATGGCGATCACAGCCAGACTGAGGCCGGTTTTTTGCGTTTTCAGGGTAAAAATTCCGCGCACCTTTTGGGGCAAATGCACTGAGCAAAGTAATCGGAAAAAGTTAGCGGTGGGTGGATTTGAACCACGTAACGCCTGAATGGTGGAAGAAAAATCGACAAACGGCGCAGAATTGGCGAGGTAAAATCTTGTGATTTGACAAAGAGCGTGCTATACTTTTAACTGTGTAATTATAGCCTTTGAAGATGTGGTGGATACTCCATAGTACAAAATACATTGACGAACGCTCGTATAAAACTCTTTCTGCAAAATGTACATCTTTGCGTGTTATGCTGATTGCATCCTGCAAAACCGCAAAGGAGAATGTGAAATGAACATAACCGTGGCTTGACTTATCCTTGTTCCCGGTGTATACTATATCTGTCAGTTCAACTGACAGATACATGGGAGGGAGCATTACTTGCCGCACGAGGAACAACGGGAGAAAAACATCCGGCTGGTTACGGAAAAGGCCCTGGACTGTTTTCTTGAAAACGGAATCGAGAAAACAAAGATTGCAGACATTGCCCGGCTGTCCGGGCTTACCGAGCGTTCGGTGTTCCGGTATTTTGAAACCAAGGCGGATCTGGTTTTGTCTGCTTCCCTGCTGTACTGGAACCGGGTGTTGAAACGCATTGACCGGATGTTTCAGGACGACAGCCCCGGAGACAGCACGACCGGCTTGGAGGATGCGGCAAAACTTTTTGTCTGCTACTCCAGACTCTACCGTGTGGATCCCAAGGGGATGAGGAGCTGA